GGGATTCCTCGGTCAGCGGTCGTGTTCGTAATCATGGCCCGGCACGACGCCGCTGTCGCTGGCATTGCGAAGGTGCGGCTCGATCCAGATGACCCGGCGCAGCAGTCTTGCCTTACCGTGCGCCTGCCTGCGCCAATGCCCCCGCACGATGATGTCATGAGGCAGAGCCGCGCAAGAAAGCCGCTTGGACTTCCGTCCAACGTCCCAGGACGCGTACTGACCAGCCCGGTGGTCGAGCCTGATCTTGACCAACGTGCGCTTGGACTCGGCCGCCTCGACCGCTCCTCCCCATGTCCCCTGGCCTCCCGATGATGGCTCGATGTCGGGGCTCGGGCTCGACAAGAACAAGCAGAAGTTCGCCATGAACTGACGCAGCATGCGACAGCCCTCTTCGTACCCATAGCTGCGCCCAAGGAACCTAACGGCATCGTTCGAGGCCATGTCTCTGTGGATGGGGATGAGACGCTCGTCCACCGACTCGGCCAGCGACTCCAGCCCTTCGTACAGGCTCATGGACATGTGAGTGACGTTGTCGTCGCCCGTAGTGGCGCTGTCCTTCTTGGGTTCGCCCCAGAACACGCCGAAGAGAGACCTGCCCGACATATGCTCCCGCGAGGCCAGGTACCCGGGCACGTTGCCCTCAGACACGCCCACGAGAGTCACATCGTGATGACCCGTCGACTCGTTCTTGATGCTCAAGATCCCAGGGCTGAAGCTGATGTAGAAGCCCGGAAAAGGTAGCTGCACGTCCGACGGCTTCAGGCCCGCCACGTCGGTCAGCAGCAGGTTTTCCACCAGCGCGTCGGAGACGTTGAAGACGTTCGGCCTGGAAAGCCGGTTGGCCCTTGAGAAAACGAACGACGCGTAGAGAAGCGGCTGAACCCCAGCGACCAGCAGGCTCATGGACTCCCAGGACTCGGGCATGTGCTGCTGAGCCTGAGGAATCATGGTCGTCATGCCGGCCGCTGCGATGTCGATGGCGGCGTCCTGGTGCTTCCATTGCCGGCTGACGATGTCGGGGGGACACTCGAAGTGTTTGTCGAACCCGACGATGCTCATGCCAGAAGCCTCCCAGACACTATTCATGTACTGGAGCTGCTGCTTTCTCTGGATAGACTTTCCAGCCTTCCAGTCTCGCTCGATTTCATCGTGGGCGCGCATGATCTTACGGCGCACGCTTCGATCGTCGGTGTCGGCGAAGCACGAGAGCGGCTCCATGCCCCTGGCCTTGCGGAGAGCCTTTTCCGTGATGGTGACGAGGACTTGAGTGTCGATCTTTTCCATGTCGAGTACGTCTGATGTAACGCACCCGCTGGAGAGCGCAAGGGCCTTGCGCTCTCATCGTCTCACGGAGCTTCTTTTCGTTCGCTGAGCCACGACTGATACGCGTCGGACTCGATGGAGCCATCGTCTTTGGTCCGGCTCCACAGGCGGCGCTCGCCGTGCCGGTGGTTCTGCTCGACGCTCATCCCGGCTGCGGTGGCCAGGACGTGCAGAGCCTCGTGGACGCAGAGAGAGCCGTGGGCGACGCGGATGAAGGACTCGCGGATGTAGAAGATGGGGCATCCGCTGCCGATGCGCTGAGGCGTGCGGGTCTGAAGCGCGTTGGCGTGGTCGGCGATGGCAGCCGTGCCGTCGAGCTGATCGAACAGCCGCGGCGACAGGAACACGACGCGGACTTCACGAAGCTCGTGGTGGGCGTTGGCCCTGGTCGAAAACGGCGCGTCTGCTGGGTCCAACTGAGCCCTGGCCCAGGCTTCTGCCGCCTTCAGCACGGCGGCGTGGCAGTCCGAGGCCAGGTCCGCATCAACCTCCCTGTCCGGGTCGCCTGGAGAGCCGGAGAAGGGGTCTTTAGCCCAGAGCACGTGAAGGGTGATCCCGTCGCTGGTGACGGTTTGGGAGCTTCCACGAGGCAGGCGGGGAGTGAACCCGGTTGCTAGAAGCCAGACGATTCCGGCCACCGCGAGAGCGGCGGCGGCGACCAGGATGACAAGAGCGGGTAGGGGCATGGTTTCCTCAGACTGGTTTGTCCCAGCTACTGAACTCGGACCTCAGAACCCCCTCGTACTCGATGATGCCTTCGGGCTGCTCGGCGCGGTTGCGCTGCACGGCCCCCTTTGGCGGCTTGAACATCTCCCCGTAGACGGCGGCCTTGGCCTCGCTCTCGTCCATCTGCTTGCCTTCGATGGCACCGGCAAACAGCAGAGCCTTGAGCTGAAGCACCTTCGCCATCTGCTCGTCGATGGTCCCCGCGCCGTCCATGTACGTGACAACGCAGGTGTTTTTGGCTCCCATCCGGTGGATGCGGTCCTCGGCCTGCTCCATCTTGGCAGGGGTCCAGAGCCTCTCGATGATCAGCATGTCGCTCGCGCGGGTGAGCGTCACTCCGACGGCCATGCCCACCGAGAAGAGCAGCACGTCGAGCCTGCCCGCCTGGAACATGGCGATGTTGTCGTTGCGCTGCTTCTCGGGCGTCTCACCGGTCACCGACGCCTGCCGGATGATGCGGCGGCGGTCCTTTGCTCGCTGCTGGTTGACGGCGGTGATGGCCTTCTGAAGCGCCGCGAACGTCTCCTTGTGGTACGCCATCACGACAAGCGGCTTGCCGGGCGAGCTGTCGATGAAGTTCTCAATCCACTCGGTGCCAGCCTTCACCTTGCCAAGGGCCGACAGGGCCCTCAGCAGGTTGAGCCTGGCCAGTGCGGCGTTCTGCTGCGAGCGCATGGCCGCACGCGGGCCGCCGTTGGCCAGGACCCATTCGAGGAAGTCCTGGCAGGCGTGCTCGTAGGTCTCGGCGACGTCGTCCGACAGGCTCACGATGACCGTGCCTCGGACCTTCTCTGGGAAGTCGGGGAGGATGTCCTTGGTGCGCCGGAGCATGTAGGTGCCGTTCAGCTCTTCGTAGAGGGCTGAAAGGCTCTTGGACTTGGCGACGCGCTTCTCGAACAGTACCGGGTCGTTCCACGCGGTCGGGTTGATCATGTGCAGGAGCGAAAACAGCTCGTTCGGCGTGTTGGTGAACGGCGTGCCGCTCAGGAGGAACAGGCGTGGAATCCTCATCGCCATGTCGTGGAAGACTTGCGCCCGCTCGCTGCCCCGGGCTTCGAGCTTCTGGGTGCGCATCACCCGGACGATCTTGAGCGTGGCGAGGATGTGAGCCTCGTCCGCCACGAGCGTCTGGTTCTTGCGCTTCATCAGCCAGTCGGCATGGGAGGCGAGCGACTCGTAGTTCACGATGACGACGTCGGCGGACTGCGCCTCCTTGCCGGGGACGGCGCTCCCGTCCAGCACCAGCACCGACAGGTCCGGGCGCCACTTGTTCAGCTCCGCGCGCCAGTTCTGCTTGACCGACTTGGGGCACGCGACGATCGCGGGGGCGTCGATGACCGATGCGGTTGTGATGGTCTTGCCAAGGCCCGGCTGATCGGCCAACAGGCCCCTGCCTGCCGCATCCATCCAGCGCGCCCCGTGCTCCTGGTGGAGCATCAGGCCCTTGGGCAGCGCCCTGTCAGACAGAAGCTCGCGGGGCAGCTCGGCGGGGCTGATGGGGCCCCATTGGTCTGGCGTGTACTTCGAGAGTCGCGCCGCGATGGCGGCGGTCGTCTTTGCCGGAGGGGCGACCTCGGCAGCGGGCAAAAATCCGCCGTCTTCTTCGGCTGCGCGGGTGATCCTATCGACGATCCGGCGAGCGCCCTCGGCTCCAACCTTGAGAGGCTCCTCTCTTGTGGACACGTACACGCCGCCGTCGAGCCTCACCGAGTCTCCGCTCGGGGCTACCCAGTCGACGGTCCGCTGCTTGGCACCGTCCGAGATCTTCCTTCCCACCGCCACGCGCGTGACCACGGGGCCAGTTCCAGGGTCTACCTGGCGCGTCTGCTTGGCCGGTGCCGCTGGAGCGGGCATCTCGGGCGGCGGCACGTAGGACATGATGCCGTGCTCGATGGTGTCATCGAGGTACGCCAGCACCGACCGGCCGGTTGGCTCCCAGCGCTGAAACTCAGGCACCGACACCACGGCCTGATTGCCGAACAAGCCGCCGACGACGATGGGGCCGACCTTCTCGACCCAGTCATCGACGCGGAACAGGCGCACCATCTCCTGGCCGCGCCGCCGCGCCTCGGGGAACAGCTCTCGGTTG